AATCTATATAACCACCTGAAGCTCCACCTATTTCTATTCTACCAAAAGCAGAACCTTCAATGTTTATTACATCATCTACATCTAATGTTCCGTCAATATCTACATTACCACTAAATGTTCCTGTAGTACCTGATATTGTTCCTCCTGTAACATTACCCGTCAGATTACCTGTAACATTACCAGTAACGTTACCAGTAAGATTACCTGTAACATTACCTGTTACGTTTCCTTCTAAGGCAGCAATTAAAGTAGCTTGAGCATAACCCGTTCCACTTGTATTTACTGTTGTAGTAGGTTCAACTTGTAAGTCTTTAAATAATCTGTATTTGCCTGTTAAAGCTTCTCTAAACAGTCCTGAGTATAGTGTAGTACCTGAAGGAGTGTATTTGCCATAAAACCCTATATCAACTGCATCTGTAGAAGTGTTATTGTTTGCCAGTACAATTAAAGGGTCTTTTACTGTTAATGTATCTGTTCCTACTGTTGTAGTGCTTCCTTCTACTACTAAGTTTCCAATTACTGTTAAATTGCTACCTATTTTAGCATCTCCAAAAACGTGAAGGTTTAATCCTGACTCTGGTGTTACTCCTATTCCTACTTGAGTTGTTGAGAGATATAAAGGAGAATTATTACCAAAACCATCAGTTAATTGTTTAGCACCAACTGTTATATTTCCATTATCAGAAAACTTTACAAGTGATTGGTAAGTATCTTTTATTTTATTTCCTGAAAGTGTAGCCATCTTTATTTAGTTTTTGCAAGAAAGTATCTAATTTAACTACATTACTTTCTTTAGGTTTGTATGTTTTTATCTTTTTGTTTTTCATTAAAGTACCCAAGAATTAAAATTAACATCTTTATCAGGGTACATATCTCCATTAGTAGAGGAAACATATTCTGGATATAAAGTGCTATTGTAATCCATGTAATCAACAAATCTTCTAGTATAAAATTCTGCTGTTTCAGTAACTTTAGCTAACATCATTCTCATTTCTTCTAAAGAAATAGTTTCTGAGTTTTCACTTCTATGTTTAAATACACCTCCATTACTAATTTGATACATAGCAAATGGCAAATAAGAACTTTGTGTAAACCAAGTAAGCATGGGTTTTACATAATCGTCTAATAATAGCTTATAATCAGCATTACCAGAGTCATCTATAGTTCCGTTTAATATTAAGGTTTGTAGTTTCTTATAAAGTAATCCTCCTAAATAGTTTTGAATGTGCGTATCTTGAGCTACCTCAATAAACTGTATAAGTTTATCAGCATCTACATTACCATCTATAATAGATTTTCTTTTTAAGTCATTTATTGTTATAAAGAGTGCTTTCTGTGCCATAATTATTTAGTTTTTGGATAAGCACCTCTGTTTGGCATATCTACTGGTCTAACTTCAACTTCTTTAGGGTTATTTGGTTCCTTAAATCCGTCTTGTACAGCATCTGAAGCTTCAACTTCGGCATTTGGTGTTACTTTCTTTTTATATACTCTTCTTTCCCAGAAATGGTGACAATTTTTACCTCCTTTGAACTTAAAAAGGTTATATTTTTTTTTATTATGTCCTAAATCACTGTTTAATCCTTTAAAAGACATAAGAGTAATGTCTTCTTTTCTGAATACTAAGTTTTTACTTGTAAGAGATTCCATTTGTTTACAGAATACTCTACTTTTATCAGAGTTTCTTACTGGACCATAAGAATATCTTATTTTATATCCAGAATTATCTTGACTTGACCTCTTATTAGGTTTAGCATCATCTTCTGATACACTTAGTTTAGTTAAATCAAACTCTTCATTGTCATTGCCTACTGCTTCACTATGTATAAGCTCCCATTCATCAGAAACAACCTCTCCTAGTACTTCTAATTGAGTATATAAGTCCTCTGCACCTTCATCTGATAAATCTAATTCTTCTTGTGAGCTTAATTTTTCTCCTGTTTCCTCTTCTCTCTTAACCTTAGTAGAAATGTTATCTAATTCTGTAAATTCTATTGGTTGTAGAGTGACAAAGTATAAACTTAAATATATTTTGTTAAATGCAAGGATTTCATCTAAACCATCTATAATATTCTGTTGAAATGGTCTGATTACTATGTTATCCATAAGGATAGAAGCAGTTCTAAGTTCTTCTGCATTGTTTCCAAACCCTGTATTGTCTTTTATACCTAATAATATAGGAGAAACAATACCATGACCAAGCATTATCTTTTCTCTGCTTTCGTCAGCCAAGAACTGATACTGTGCGTGAGCATCTGGCAAATGAATAGGTTGTAAATCTGCTTGAGTTTCTGTAGACTCATTAAAAGTAAGTATGAATTTACCTGCATTTGAAGAGCCACTAAACTTATCATATATTTTGTGTTCAATAAGCTCTTGAGTTTCTTCATTAGGTACTCCATTGTTAAAGTTTATTAATAAAGAAGGTTGTAATCCATTCTTTATGTTATTTATATGATAATTACTTACTTCTTCTTCTAACTCTGCATATTGTAAGCAAGATTGATAATCTACTGGAGAATAATAGTAGAATCCTGACCTGTATGGTTTAAATACATATATCTCTATAACTTCTCTTTTAGAACCATTACCAAAAGAAGGTATTCTTTTAGGTTTATCGCTAGGTTTCATATCACACCACTTAGGATGATAGTAATAAGCCTCTATTTGACCTTTTTTAGCTTTTTCTGCTCTAAGAGTCTCCATAGGAAAGTGTAGGACCTTCACAATGGCTGTTTTACGCTTGTTATAGACCACTTGAACAGCAGATTGACCTAACATCTTATAATCGTTCACAACACGCCTTAAATCCTTTTGTTTTAAGAGCATTTTCATCTTGGCATACATCTCAGGCTTTATTTCACTGTCTGTAGCCTCTAGTCCTCTACCATAAATCATATCTACGATACCATTTATACATCTTGCGTTTGTAGGGCTTCCTAAGTATTTATCTATAAGCTCATCAAAGTAGTCGTTGTTCTCTCCATACTGAACCCATTGTTTTCCGTAGACTTCTTTTATTTCTGGTATCTCATAACCAGATAGATTGACTACTCTAATATTTTTGTTTTCCATATTATATTACTATATATTCATCTTCAGAACCAGCACCATATTCAGTGTACTTGTTCTCGTTTAATGTGTGTATTACTTCATCATTTGTTTGAGAAGTTACATAAGCCTTATCTCTATACCATAAATTACCACCCTTACTGAATTGCAAGTAGTAAGCAGTTTCATCTTTTAGTATAGTAGAAGCCAATGATACAGAAACAAAGTTTCCATTGTCAGAAGCTGTAAGGTCTGTTAGTGTTTCGCTTTTGTTTGTTCCGTCTTGTGTTATAGTAAGATTTATACTTGACAAAGACGTTTTGTCTCTAGGGATTATATTAATCGTTTGAGAATCTGTATTTGGAAGTAATCTTATCATAATAAGATAACTGAAAAGTATTGATTTTGTTTTATATAGAAAAAGGGGCAATAAGCCCCTTTATATCTATTATGTTTAAGAGTGTACTATGTTTAAGAGTTTACAACAGTAAACCCAGCAGTAGTTGGGTCAGACTCCATAAAGTTAGCTGGAGCTTTTTCCATTCCTGTTAAAGTTAAAGTATATCCACTTAAATCTCCCATAGCACCACCTGTAACAACAGTTCCTCCTGAGACATCCATTCCATGCTCTATACCAGCCAAGAAATAATTTCCATTGTTATCTTTTATAATAACGTGAGGTCTCCCCCAAGAAAGTAATTTTAATTCTTTGTGGTCAGCAACAGATAATTTGTGTAAAGTTAATTCAAGAACTTGCTCAAAAGCAGTTGTTCCATTTTCTCTACTAGACTGAATGTTTTGTGTGAAAGATGAAGTTCCTTTGATGTCATATTCGTATGCAGATGGAGTACCAGTGATTGATTCTATGGCATCTGTGTTAGTTGTGTCAAACGTAATGTTTGAATATAACGAACTGTCATAATTTACAAAGTAAACTTTATCTAACCCACCAACGCTGTCTTTACAAGGTTCTGTTCTATATAGTGATAAATTACAAGACATATTATTAGTTTTAAAAGTTAGTATTAAAAGGGTGAGTGCTTAAACCCACCCTTTATTTATTATTATTATTAAGCGTTTACTCTGTATACGATATCCCCTCCGATTCCGTATTGAACTCCACTTGTAAACCTCATGATTACTCTTACATTTTGAGAACCATCTAGGTCAGCCATATCAATAACTTTTACTTCGTTGTGGTCAGATAAAAGACCTGTTCCAAAGAATAAGTTAGATTTTTCAGCAGCAACAGCAGTGTCATCAGCTAATCCATTAGCAACAAATAGTTTTACACCATCGAAGCTTAATGAACCATTGTTCCACCATTGAGTTCCTTGAGCATTTACAC